TAGTAACGTCTTCATTAGGATTAAGTCTGTTAAACTCTGAACTACTGACATCTTGCGCATCATTTGCTCCTTCGGGCATCATAAATTGCTCAACCATACCACGGCCAACCTTACGCGATGAAGACGCATCTGATACGAACTCACGTGCCCAACCAACAGGAAGTGACATGATTCCTAAAGCTCCACCTCTATCCATTCCATCCATCACGTGATCTATTGGGTCGTCAGACATTTCACGTCCAGTGGCCAACGATTTGCCGTAACTGACAAGACCACCGGCCATTGAAATCATCAACATGCCTTGCATGAACTCGATATCTGCACGTTGCATGCCTGCCACTACCCACCGTTGAGTAGATGATAACATGAACGACATGAACATCGTAAAGAACTTACCTTGCTCGGTTTTCGCTATTAATGGTATATCGCCCTTACCGACCATCAATGTAGTCTGGTAGACTTCTTTACGTAATGCATTTTCGAAACGTTGGGCTGCTTCTATATCGTCCCACAAATGTGTATCTGGTATAGTTACGCCGTTGCGTTTAGTACTGTGCTTACGTACTTGGTCAATTATGCGCTTACCCCATTCTTTGTCAATGCCCACGTCCAATAATTTAGCCATCTTCTTTTCAGATAAGGTATCTAACTGGCGAAGTTGATTGACCCACATTTCCATCGTGCCGATTGCGTTAAGACTCTGCGCAAGGTCGGTGAACTTATTAAGACCAGTCCATTTGCCGAAGGCATGTAGAGCCTTATGACCACGCTTGGTGTTGAAAGCCATTTCAGTAAAGGCCGCTGCTCGCGCCGATGTGATTGACTCAACCGCGATACCTATACGGTTGATGTATTTAATTTGTTCTTTAGTAACGCCTGAGAAAAGAACCTTCATTCCTTCACGGAAAGGAGCTAGTCCATGACGTAGTGCAGGTGATACCAAATCCGACAATGAGGAAGATGTAATATTAGCACCATAACTCATCATAGCCAATACTCGTAGGCTTCTGCCTAGAGTAACTACTGCACCAGTTGGGTCTTTAGGCACGCCGTAAGTGCCGAGCACTACATCACGTAAACCTTGTACCGTACGTAAATCTTTATCACGACGTTCAATTAAACGTTTTCTATCCTTAGGAGTCTCAGCTTTATCAATTAAGTCTTCATATTCTTTTGTTATCGCGTTAAGCTGTTCAGTCATTTTAGTATCGCCGAACTTTTTAGTCATTTCTATTTCACGTAACATCTGGCGTGAGGTAATAGACATTACTTCCAATGCGTTCGTGTTAATAAAAGGTTCCAATTCTTCATTCGACAAAAGAGTCATAGTTCGTTCGTGTAAACTGCCTGCCTTAGGTACGATATAATCTAAATGGGCGGAGTCAACTGGTTCGCCGCCAAGCATTCTGGCTATTACTGATTTAGCCGCGTCCTCTGCTCCACGTTGTACGGCCTCATCGCCAAGTTCAGCGATTTCGCGTCCGGTAACAATTTCAAGAGTCGGATATTGAGCTTCTAATCCCTTAAGTGAGGACGGGTGTACGTAGGATACTGTCTTTTCCCCTAACTCACTATCGAAGAAACGTACTATCACATGATCTTCGCTTCTAACAATAGACTTGGCTATTTTAGTGGCAAGCATAGACTTAAGGTGAGCGTAATTCTCGATTATTTTTTCTCTTATGTAAATGCGCTGTAAGTGAGACTTGCTTCCCTTCAACGCGTTTGGATTTTCACCATATAAGCCTAATTTAACAGCTTGGTCATAGTAACCATCGTCGAATTTACGGAAATAACTGGCCGTGGCCGCTACCTGAGAAATTTCATGAACATCGCCTTTATTCATGGCACGGCCAACTTCGATCGCAAATTCCTCAGGAGATAAATCACCTCCTTTCGTTTTATACTTATTATACTCAGAATCTAGCAGTTGTTTCATGCTAGCCCAATCGCCTTCTGCTTGATGAGCGGCTGACTCAACTGATTGAGGTACTGCTTTGCCTTCATCAAATCGATAAGGTACGTCAACAAGATTCTGTATTGCCTCCTTCGCGGCTTTAGATTCAGATTTAACTAGAACATCGCCTGCAGGAGAGATACGTGCAAGAGCACTACCCATAGGAACTTTAACCATTTCACCTGCGCCTTCCTCAGCAGTACGCTCAGGCGCTCCCATTCTTATGCCTTCTAGTTGTTCTTCAGCTTTGGCAGCGTTTTTCTTAGCCTTTTTAAGGTCAATTTTTGCCGCTTTAAGCTCTTCAACTGCTATTTGACATTCGGTTGCCATCATTTACATCCTAGTTCTTTAATTTTTGCCTTGGCCGCAGCTACACGTTCAGAAGCCCTTGCTAAAGCTTCATTTGCCACCTTCGCTTTAGCTACACTATCATTTGCCTTGGCAAGAGCTTCTTCTGCCGTCATTTCTTTTGCGGGCGCAAAATCATCCACTAAATTAGGAGTAGGCATTTCTTCTCGCACAGGCATTACAATGCCTTCGATGCTCTCGACTCGCGCCACGGGCGGTGCGTCCTTAGATATGGCGTCCGACGGCACGGGAATTTGTCCCTCGTCCTTGGACGGTATCGGTGCGGCATACATACCATCACCACCGTGCGCCGTCTCGGCGGCCTCCCGTGCAGCGGAGCGACCTGCCATTCTATCACGTATCATGCCGCCAACTCCTGCCCCCGTAGCAGCAAGTCCAATATTCAAAGCTGATTCGGTCTTAGTGCGCAGTGGTTGTTGGCTGTGAAGTAGTAATTCACTTAATATTTCACCGCCGGATTCAGCTGCTATCATCATAGGTATAGATGAACCGCCTGTAGCAACAATAGGTACAGTGATTAATGGATTAGTGAATACACCTGCCACTTGACCTGCAACGCCGCTGATACCAACTGCACGTTCTTGAGTTTCCATGTTACGTTCAATCGAATCGATAATGTTAGTGGTTTCAGCCTCGGACATAGAATCAACAAAATGCATAGGGTCGTACTTTTCAATTCGTTTGTCTGCCCACGGGTCATATTCAATGTCGAATTTTTGTTTCACGTCGGGTTTATAACTGGGAGAAAAACGGCGGTCTGCCCAACCTGAAATTGGGTTAGACAGAGCCATACCGGCAGCGAACCTGTCAAGACCAGAATTCTCCCTTTCTTCTGGGATAGGGAATCCTGTTATTGGATCTAAATTAGGCATTATGGGTTAACTCCAACATCCATTTCCATACCAACTCTTATGTCTTCGCGTTTTTTCTTAGCTTTGCCAAGTTTTTCTTTGTGATAGCCTTCTATGTTTGGTGTCCATCTTACGCCAGTAGGCACAGGATTTTCTAACTTATCAATTTCATAAATAGGATATGATTTAAGTCCTTGCTCTCTTGCAGTTTGTGCATCAGGAACTACCATAACGCGTTCGGAGTTAAGATTAGCCTTTTTAGCTTGGCGTTTTAAATCTTTACGTAAGTAATTTACTGGCAATCCAGTTACTCGTTCCGGTGCATAAGCGATCACCTGATCTTTATCATTTATCTCAGTACCTGAAAAAACACGAGCCACATGCTGAAATGCTAATTTACTAGCCATTTCAATATCACCATTTGTATATTTGTAATATTCCATTTCCAACGCTGAATATGAAGAACGTAAGGCTGCAGGTGCTTCAGGAGCACCGCCCAGACCATATGAAATATCGAATCTATCGTCACTATCCATAGCTGAATCTAAACGTTTAACTGATGGGTCACCTTTAACAAAAGAACGATACTCGTTCTGAAGAGTTAATTGAACTTCAGGTGGTTTAGATGCATTTTCACGTGCGATTTCCACCGCTTGGTCAATAGGAACACCACTACGGTACATCATTGAAACCGTACCTAATACTGCAGCCTGCTTAGTGCCAATATTTTCCAATGACAATGGTGACTCGCGCTCCAATATTTCATAAGAGTTAGCCAGTTCAAGTACTTTCTCTGGCTTGCCTAGGAACGGTAATCTACGAAATTCATCTTCCATCTTATCTGGCATGATATTAGATTTCGCTGCCAACATTATGCCATTCTCAAATGAAGGGTCTCTTTCATAGTACGCATTAACTGCTTTATTATGGTCAGTATTCTTGTTATTAAGAGGTTCAGCGTTTGCGAGCGACCAATCAACAAGACTGGTTAATTCAGCCGACTTAACTTTTTCATCAGCTACGCGATCAGCTAACATCATAAGTTCTGCACGGCGCGATTCGTTTATTACATCAGGATTAGTATCATAGGCATGGTTAATTTCGACCATGCCAGCTTCGCCATTGGACACAGCTAATTTTAAATCTCCCCACATGCGACCTGCTTCATGGGCAGCCTTTGCTTCATTTTCTGCATTAGCCATTTTAAACGCATTGGATAAATCAGCTATTGCCGCTTCGCGATCGTTGCCTTCAAGTGGACCAGTGTAGTCATCTGACATTACATTCTCTAACACAGCACCAATTCTAACTGGGTCACCAGAATATTTAATGCGTTCAATTGTTCCTACTTCTTGGCGCATGCGCATATCTTTGCGCAGTAATTCTTTTTCTGAATCTGAAAACATCACAGATTCATCTATCATTTCGTTAGCAGTAGTAATATCTCCGCTAGTTGCAATCTCACCTGCAGACTCAACAAATCCCTTACGTTGAGTTGTGTTGGCTTCAATAGCAGAATTAATGGTAAATTGGTTAATCAATGCGCCTGATTTATCAGCGAATTTTTTCTGGAACATAGAATAAGCTGTGGTAGATAAGTTATTCTTGGCTTCATTATCAATTTCTTTAGCCTTTTCTCTAACAATATCAGGACGTTCTAATGGTTCCGGATGTGTAGCAGCCTCAGCTTGAATTTCGGCCATACGAGCCATAGCCACGCCGCCAAATTCAGTAGCTTTGTCTTGCTGAACTCCATTATAGATACCTTCGACCGTTTCCACCATCTGCATTCCAGATTTCATATCCCGAATAGCAGTAAATGGATCCTGTTTGGTTATAGGTCGAACTTGAGTACTATATTTTATTTCTGGTAATTTCATTTTATGTCCACCAACCCGCAGCTGTTCCTAATTTACCGAAGCTAGACACCATCTGAGATTGTGCTTGTAATTGTGCCGATTTTCCTTTTGTTTGAATAGAAGCCACTTGAGACAACCCAGTTTTCTTCATCCAATTAATTTCATCATAATGTACTTTTTCTTTTTCAGCTAAATATTTAGCAAACATACCACCTTGTTTAGTATCCCAAGGAATAACTTCAGTTTTTCGGCGTTCTTTTAATTCAGCAAGTTTAGATGTATCTTCACCTATAGATTTAAATCTAGTATTGCCATATCTATTCGCTCTAGTAGCATAATACCCTTTACCTGAAAGCTCTTTATTAAATTGTTCTTTTTCAGCAATAGTTTTCTCAAGGCTAGATATTTCAGTATCGAATCTTGTATCTGTGCCCTCTCTGCGCAAAGAAGGATCTTCAATCCCCATGCCTGCCATTTCGGCCTCGATATCAGAAATATCACGCTTATGAGCATATTTCTTACGACGGATTTCTTCTTCCGAAGTGAGACGTTGAGCTTCAACTCCTTGAGCAGTTGCACGTTTAGCTTGTCTAGACGCACGTTGGCTTTGTACCATCCCTGCTATAGCTACACCTACTGCCATTACGCAAACCTCTTAACTAATGCTTTTTCAGTTGGCTCATATCCTTTGCGTTCTAACAAAGAAGAAAAGTCTATTTTAACATTAACACTCTGTTGTACTGATTTCACTTTAAAGTCTTCCACTAGACGTTTTTCAGTATAATCAATAATACCAATACCTGCGCCTTTTTTGCGCCAATCAGGCAATACGTATATAGAGTCCTGTAATGCTCTCATTGTACCTATGTAGTGAGGGTCAGATATAACCATAAATGAACAATAACCCACGAGACTACCACTATCCCGTACAGTATATAGCACAAAAATGTCCAATGCTTCCATTTGGCAATACGCATCCCAATCAAGATTAAGTTTTTCATCTAAATCTTCCCATAATTCAAGTTGTTGGAAAAACAGTAGATTCTCAATTTCCTTTATCAAATCTTCGCTTAAGTTTTCTTGTGTATATTCAATCATAATGAACTCTTACTCATTTCGCCGAGTATAGCTGTTACACGTAACTTCAGCGGTAAATCTTGCTCAATAGTTACTTGCCCTAATTCATCATATCCTTTATTTGCCGCAGGTATATCACCAGTAAACAAAGGAACCGGAGCGTCCATATAATCATCTCCGCGTCTATCAGGCGGGCGTTTTCCATTAATTAATGGAAAATGGGATTGGTACACCCTTGCAATAATTTTGTGTGGGCGTTTCTTCCAAGAAGCATCTGTGCCTTGTGCGCCCGCAGTAATGTATGGCATCGTTTTCATACGTTGGAAAAATGAAAACCCAATTTCAATCTCGGAAGCACTATAATCAATAACACCATCCCCAGATGCATCTAATGTGATCTCTCCATGCACTGCACCATCGGCCAATACTTGAACTGTTTTCCCTGCCAAATTAGTTTTACCAGTGATAGTAGCCGCAGGAGTACCATGAGTTTCCGTTTCACGCGCATCTAATAAAGTATCTGCATTATAGCGTTCTACCATAATGTAATCAGTACCATTGACATTGCGATGAACCAGTGAAATTAAAACAGTCTCACTCCCCTTTTCAATAGTGGTCATGTCTTTCACTGACCCATCGCCAATGTCATGGAAATGCCACCCTATAATAGGTGTTTCAGACGCTTCTTTGAAATAAGTACATGATGCAAAACTTCCGTTTTCTAACACAGCCCATATGAGCATGTCAGGTTTCTTCATCAATGTAAACTTTTTAATTGCAGCCGAAAATTCGCCGTCTGCCGTATAGGTTAAATCCTGCGATACATATCCCATTTCTTCTGTAAACCACATAGAACGAATCTTTTTGCCATCAGGCGATAAATAAAGAGTCTCTAATCCTAGTTCCTGCGGTTGAATCGGAGCTGACCCATATCCTGATTGTTCTGCATGGTCAATATCTCCGACTTTAATCACTGAGCCAGAAGATGTCAATATATGTTCACTATTATCCATGCCAATTTGCATATTTTTAGCATTATTTATCCATTCTACTTTACCTTTTTTCTTCATATTAAAGGTAAAGCCGTCTGTGGCTAACGCGCCAGTTGTCATATCAGCATACCCCGCAACTGTATATGAACGTGATGCATCAATAGTCTGCGGATTATTAGGACAGCCTCCCCACCAACTACGGCCTTGGCCAAATTTTACGGTAGAGGGGTAATTATTAGCTCCCCAATGAGCAGGCGGAGCAGTAAAAACAATCGCTTGCAATAACCACGTAGATGGAGGAGTAAAAATCAATTCTTGTTGTGGATGGTCTGGGTGCGTAAAATAGTACACTTTATTGCCATCTTGTTGGTCACCGTGTATTTCACCTATCTCAGTCGTAGTATAAGGAGAAGCAGCCGAATAAACATTTGCGCCTGTACTTTCGTTAAAAACATCTATCTTTAAATTAGAAAAAACTACTACATACGCTTCAGTTCTCGTATATGGGAAATCAAACCCTTGGGCATCAGTTATTCCTGATAACGCGGCCAAATTATCAAAAGCTCCGCGTGTTTCGCATGGACCACGTGGATCAGTTATCATATTTTCACATTTATCTAGTCCACGGCCAAACGCACCCAAATCATGGCGTGAATAAAATTTCCATGATAATTGGCCGTATTCAAATGATGATTGTATTGGATAATCTTTCATCTAACTTGTCTAGTGTACCGTGTAGATTTAATTCGGTCAGATTTACCTTGCCGCCCGTCATTAGAATGGGTAATTGGCAATGAATTATCATATTGTATTTTAAAACTTTCTTGCAAAGAACGAGATCCTGCAATTGGAATCGATAAGTACGAAGCCAACAATAAAACAAAAGATTGTACGTATCCTGCACTGAATCTTGATGGGTCAGTTATTTGTTTAATTGCTTTAACATAAATCTTCGCTTCATCGCAAAGGATTAAATTTTCTTCTAAACGCCAATCTAAATCTGATTCGCCGTTTAAATTATCTGGGCTTTCTGATACATTGATTACGCGTATCATTTCTGCTAACTTAGTGAATTGATAAGTATATCCCCATGCAGGAGTACCTGCTTCCGGTAACAAAGTGTAACGTTTGGTAGCAAAAGTCCAGTCAGCACCTTCAAGCACTAAATCACGCAGATCGTCATAAATATCTAGACATGAATCGGCTTCATCCGACCCATCATCTAGACCAGTAATCCGATTTCCCCCTACGAGAGTTATTGCTTGATTGCAGATGCCAACTGTACTTGCCATAGTATTAACCTTCTAGTAAGTCAATAAGCTCGGCCTTGCTATCACCCGAACCATATTCAATGCCTGCTTCATCTAACATTTCTTTCAATTGATCCTTGGTTTTGCTATCTAAAGCATCATCAGTGGAATCATCGTTAGAATCTTCAGATTCTTCGCCCATGAACGCTTTCACGCAACGGACTGTAATACGCATAGAACTTGAAATTTCTTCAGCTGTGTGGCCTTCGGCTGCACGGCGTTTGATTTCATTTTGTTCTTCTCTGCGAGCACCATCTTTCATAATATTCTCCTGTTACTGTTTAAAGATTACGTGTGCTTATGTATATTTAAGCTCACGCATTTTGTCAGCAATTTCATCAATAACTGCGTCAATATAACCTGACTCAGATAAATCGATACCACTACCGACTACAATAGCAATCTCGTCTGCTGCGACGTTACCTGCTACAGTTTCAGTGCCTAAAGGCAAATCAACTGTAACTACGTCTTTGCGAGATTCCGGTACTGTTTTTTTGAAAAGTGTTTCGCCTGCCATAATCTACTCCTTAAGAAGACCAATAAGATAGCCATCTATCAGATAAACTACCAGTGTGTAAAAGGCTACCTAACCAAGCGTAAGCCCTATCATTAAAGTTACCCGCAGCAACTGCCTGCGAATCCCAATATTGATGCCAAGCTGTATCAGCATCATCAGAGGTAACAGAAACGTCAAGGCTCTGTAACCATAAAACTTCTAAATCATCAACATGACCAGTAGCTACTAGTGCAGTTTCAATTTTATTTAACTTTGCGTCGTCAACCTGCGCCATTATGGAGCCGCCACTGCTTCAGGTTCGTACCACACAAGTCTAGCTCCGATAGTACGGGCTTGGCCTGATTTATTAATAATTCTAAATAAATAATTATTGCCTGCTTTTAATATGGATTCTCCGGCAAAATTTTCGCCTTGGCCGCCAGTTGCGTTGCCTCCTGTGCCACCTGCAACAAATGTTGGGGTTAACTCAGTACCATCGTCAGTTAAAGTGGGAGTGTGTGTTACTGTAGCGCCTGATACTTTATTCGATTCGCGATTTTTATTGAAAATCGTCATTGCAGTACCGGCAGCTGAAAACGTTGGATTTTCGAAAACCCGAATTTCGCAATCGCCTTGCGATACTACACTCAGATTTATATGCATTTGGTTTGTTACTTGGAATAGGCCTTCTGCTACTCCTTCGTCAGCTACTGCGTAGAATATGTCACCTACAACAAAGCCAAACCCATTATTAATATGGGCATGGCCGGAATCTACGATTTGTATGAATACGAGTCCACCTTCATGGTGAGTATGAAATTTTTCTAATTCAAAGTCTTCGCGATGCATAATATTTTACCTCAAAAAGCTCCTCGCCATATGGCGAGGAGAAGAGGAGAAACAGATTAAACTAAATCTGAAACGTGAACTTTAACGATTTGTTCATCTTCAACACGAACCGCACCTAATGTCATGGTAGCGTATAAACGTGTCGCGAATGAAATACTTGGATCTTCAGCTACGCGAGTAGTGATATCCGCATTCACTTGAAGACCGATTGCATCCATAGTGTAAGCAATCAAATCAAGCTCATTCGCCGCAGGAGCGTTAAGACGAGTAGATAAAATCCACGTGAAACCCATCCAGTTTGGTACAATACCAGTACTGTTAAGTTGTTGCAGAGCGTCCGCGTTAACGAAATCTTTCGATGTCATTTGCGTAGTTTGCATCAATTTACGTACTTGCTTTGGACCAACTACCATGCATTTTGGTACTGATGGATCAATATCATTGGCCATGAAGATTTCTTGAACTTCAGTCACCATATCAAATGATAATTTACCAGTACCATCACCAACTACTTGACCTGCAGGTAAAGCTGGAGTTGCACCCGCACCATCTAATGCTGTGCCGATTGCCGCATCGATGATAACATCATCTTGTTGGCGTTTCATGCCTGCAGCGATTGCGCGAGTTAAATTTGAGTTAGGGTCGACCAACATTTGAATTGGATCTTGCAATTCAGTTGATGTACCAATGTGGTAAGTCGCAGGAACTGAAACTCGGCGAGTCCATGCTGCGTCTTGTTCAGGAGTTGCAGTACGAGCTGTTGTTTTAGCTGCTGCAGATAATGTACCTAAACGTTCCCAGTTATGGGCTTCAGATTGAACTGAACGTTCTTGTACAGTGCCGCGAAGTTTTGCTTCATTTTGTTGCGCCAAGTGACGAACGTTATTTTCAAACGTGTCAATATACGCCGAATCGATTGTTATAGCCATTTTATGTCTCCAATAAGCTAAAAATTAAAAGTTGGAGGAGTAGCCCACACCATTGCGGATTCCTTAAAATGACATTTCCAGATCGATTAAACGGTAGCCCTTAATGTCTAAAACTAAAGTATAACACGTCCTTGTGTCTTTGTCAAGTATATCAGCCTGCTGCTGCCGCCCGTTGGAGTTCCAACATTTTATCCATTGCGTCTTTATGAGCAGGGTCAGCAGGATTCCAGTAAGGATGCGCTTTATTATTGTTGATTTCAGAAATTTTAGCACGTGCTTCTGCAGGAGCTACTTTACCACTATCAGGCGAACTGCCGGTATCATCGTCGTTAAAGTTACTGCCTTCGCCTTGAATCATGCCCGACAATTTATGTAGCCATTGCATAGTATCTACGCCTGCCAAATCGTCCTTGATGGCCTCGATCAATCGATCGGGCGCACCGGTATGTTCGGCAATACGAGCTACATTATTTTTGCGCTCTTCAAAAGCCATGCCCCATTCAGATTTAAGAGCTTTAGCTTCTTCTGCAGCACTGGCTTCAGCTTCCGCACCTGCCGCCACATCCGCTTGTAGTGTAGCTTCCATAATAACATCAAACTGGGCTTTGGTCAAATTAGCTTTATGAGCCACTTCTTGAAGGAACTTGCCACGCTCTTCAGGCATTTCAATGCCCTCAACTTCCGGCATTCCATAGGCAGTTGCCTCAGATGGCTTTCCGAGTGTGGCATAAAATTCTTCTGCTTGCTCTGCATTATCGAAGTCCGGTTTGTACATTAAATTAGGCATTTGACTAATTAATTTTTCATTGAACGCCTTACGGTCGTCTTCTGAAGCATCTTCGCTTGGAATGCGAATAGAACTGCCTTGCATGGACTTCATTTCAACAAATGACTTAGCTAGGCCGCCCACATCTTTGAAATTAGCAAGTGACTCATTGCCGCGTAAATCTTCGGGTAGAGAATCGGCAAATGTTGGCGTTCCGCCTTGTCCGCCTAAATCACCACCATCACCGCCATTTTCTTCACGGTAAACCCGTATCCAGTTACGTAATTTCATCTTTTTCTCCTGATTTAATATTTATCATTTTTTCGATGTAATCTAATACATCATATTGTGCTGCTCGTATCACCGTCTCGTGCGGAGTTGATGCAGCCACGCTTAATTTCCTGAATTCTTGCTTCAGGTCTAATAAGACTTTTTTGCCTTCTTCAGTAGCAAAAACTGTTTTGTATGGCATGGATTTTATGACCATTTCCTTGATCACTGTTTCCATGACATTATCTTTTACCTGATCGTGCGCTTTAGACATTACCTGCTCCTTCTAGCGCCGCATTACCTTCGCCCTGAGCTTTCTTAGCTTCGCCTTCTAATCTAGCGTCTTCGTTAGCTTGAACGTTTGCTTGCGATTCTGCACGAGCTTCACGTCCTTTCTTAACATCGTCGGCTGTGTTCATATATTTAACAGGGACGCCGCCTAATGTGCCTAAGTCACGTGTAATAAGGTCAACATTAGGAATGTCCATTGCTTCAGGGAAGACTTCTCCCATTTGGCCAATTCCGCTCAACCATTCCTGAGTTGCCATCGCTACTTGACGTTTCTGAGCACGTGCCATTGGACCAGTATATTCAATATTAAGAACGCCTTCATGCTCTTTAACAATATCTGGCATTTCTGGCAATTTCTTGGCACGGTATAAAATGTTAAACGTACGTTGAATCATTGGATCTAGGAAATCGTTCTGTATACGACCTGCAGTTGGTCCAAGCATTCTGTGCATCATTTCCCAACGGCCACGGAACTCTTCAGCTGTCATTTGCACATTTTCTTTCATCTGTAGCTTGTCGATTTTGAACGCTTTATGAATCGCCATTTGCAAACGGTCGATTTTCATTTCACCCACATCGAAACGAGCTTTAGATTCATACTCTTTTATGTCATTGACATCCCGCACTACGGTAAGACCGGCACGACCTAAATCAAGGTCTGACAATAGGCCACGTGCTGTAGTTAGTGTCGCAGGATCGATTACCTTACCTAGAGCCTCGAATGTATCTTCCACTAATTGGTTAAGTGAAAGGATATCGGACATGCAAACAAATGCAGGGGAGAAACCCCATTTGCTACGTGATGTTTTACGCCATCTAGTTACGAAAGCAGGCATTTCATAATAGCCACCTTCTTCTCCTAGTGTTTCCCTGCCTTCAACAAGAACATACTTGAATCCGTATTTACGTTGCTTAGGAGCTACTTCGGTGAAATCATCATAGTTATCGCCACGTTTATAGATGCAAAAAACAACTGGCATCTTGGCTGATGTATGTTTCTTATCTATGATGCTTTGAGGCACTTTATCCTCGCCAAACTTATCGATAATTTCGTTCGCTGTCCATTTCATTTCACGGTACAGGTTAATAATATTACCTTTCTTATCTTGGTCGAAGTAACATTCATGAATTGGTACTGATTGGAAATCTATGCCTTTCCAGTTGATTTCATCTTCAATTTCTTCGACAATGATAGATGTTCCGTATGATGTAAGGTCAAGATAGAATTCCGATGCTTCGATGTCGAGATTAGAGTCTTGTAGTGTTTCAAATACGATGTCCTCGCATTGTTGAATCCACTCCATCGCGAGGCGGTCTTCGTTGAGAATCTCCTGCCGGAATTGCATGGAGAAGAATTTAACAGACATTGATGTGATGGAGCCATGAATTGCGGACGATAAGGTTTCACAATCATCTGCGGCAGTCGAGTCATATAAAGTGCGGTTACGCCAATTATTAGAATTTTCATCACTATTCTCATTGTAGATGTCAGAACGGAATGGAACAACATAATCGTCAATTAAATCCCATATCCCATTGATGTTGGAACGGTCAGTCTTCTGCGTTCCAAGATTCTTAATTATTTGTGCATTATCCATGCCGTACCCCTATTTTAACCCTTCTAGTTTTACCATTACTGGCTTTAACATTAAACACTTTGCTATCCAACGAGCTGTAATCATCTGGCCACGCAATTGACATATATCGCATTGCGTCTGCGCCATTAGATGCCCAATCATGGAGCGGTCTGTCCATAAATACTTTCAATTTTTGATTATATTCACGGCGGTAATTCATTAGTGCATCATATCCCTGCATTACTGAAGGACTATTATTAAATCGTAAACGCGGCAAGAACATTTTAACTGCATCAATACCTTGATTGCGTGGTATATCTGGCGTTTGTTCTACTTCGAATCCTAAACTATCTGCCACCGCTTGAGCTGATCGTGTACTGTCTGCCCAATTGCGGCGGAAAAAATCGTGAGGCATACTATTAACACCATAATTATACGGCTTGCCGCGAAGAACATTAATCCAAGCAGGGAAATCAGTGTTGTTAGCTTCTTCGTAATCAATAATGTCAATTGCCCCACCATTTTCTTGCCCGAACCAAATGGCCGTGGCATCCTTCATTCCTATATCCCAAAAAGTATGTACCGGTTTTGTGGGATTCCATGGGTAATCGCCAATTTTAGCTTGCTTAAGCTGGTCTGTATAATACGCCCCAAGTAAACCGGCGTCAAAGCTACAATAATATTCTTGTTTAGCAAGTAAAGGATCCATGCCTTCATCAATTTCAGCTTGAAAATCTTCAAGACTAAATATCGGAGAGCCGTCTTCTCGCTTGGTATCTTCAATACCAAGAAGCTCACAAAACCAATCAGGATTGTCTTTAGCCATTTTGTACATATCATAACCATGATTCTTTCCTCGCGGTGTGTAGATGAAAATAGCCCAACCTCCATTTTCCTTGAGGATTGGACGGATGAAATCCCATGCTGCAGGGTTCGACAAAGACCACTCAGAAAATACTATTCCGTATGGAGTTGTTCCCACGTTACTATCGTAGGTGTCTGATCCAACCACTTGCCACGTACTTCCGTTCTTAAACCGGATAAGCATGTCGGAGTCATTTTTGCTTGCACGCAATTCTTTTGGGAAAGCTTGGTCGATAAATTTAATTCCGGTATGTGGGTTAACACCTTCCCATATAGCTTTCCTTCCTTGTTTTTGTTCAGGGAACATATGCCAGTAATTCGCCACTTTTCTTTGAGTTTCGACGGCGGTAAAATTGAGAGAACTTGCATCTTTTCCTGCCCGTCTATGCCATACAAGTACTGCACGTTTGCCTCCTTCCCACATATGTTTCATGAAAGGTTGTTGATGTAAGCGACTTGCCCACTTGTACGGAAGTACAATATCAGACATCTTTAATTTCCACTTCGCCGTGACCTATTAAATCGCCCACATTAATTTGTACGTTGACATTGCCCGTTTGACCGGAACCTTCATCATAAATTTTGGTTGTTTTCGCCATTTCTTTTAGAACGTTGCCCATTTCTGATGGGTGAAATTTGCAACCGGTCAGTTGATCGCCTTCGCTATCTACACCTAACGGAACTTCTACTTCGCCCATTAACAAAGGAATCAACCCTAACCACTGGGTACGTATGAAGTCTTCTGTTATAATATTAGTAATATGGTTTTGTTTTTGGAGTTCCCCGATGAACGCAGATAACAATGGTTCGCGGGTAAGTTTGAGTCCACTATTAGCGGAAAACCCAGAATCTTCTGCGGCTTGGCGGTGATTGTAGTCAACGACATATCGCAGGGCAAATGCTTTACGTTTAGGCTCGATGTCTTCCCATCCATTGCCTATGTTCCGTTCAATGAGAGCATCTAATTCCTCTTTTAACATTATTTCATTCGCCATATTGAGCCTCTACTGCGTCCGCGTATGTATAACACGTTTCTAAGGCTGATCTTATTCGGTCGGCACGGGCAGATTCCCTTGTAAGAAATCGTCCATCTTCACTTGAAAGCTCTTTCCCAGTGACTCCCTTGCAGTTAGCGAGGGCAGTTTCGGACAAGCTGACCCTTTTGGGGCGGTTGCGCAACCGGTCAAGGCTAGCATTGAGACGGCCATTAATAATATTAGCATCATCAAACCTTTTTTGTAGTGCAGCATTCACCTTCTCCTGTTTTTCTTGTTCTGCTTTACGTGCAGTTTCTACTGCCAGTGCCGTTGATTCTAAGATTTCTACTGAAGCGGCATCCCAACCGGCATTATATGAAGAAGTAGATCTCCAATAATCATATGCCAACAAAGCTAAAATTAGTACTACTGCTGCGTAGAATTTGTTCATTTAATCACGTTCCTTAAGAGGTGGGGGGCGGTTATTTGCAGTCTCTTTATTAGTTCTCGCTCTACGCGCTGTGCTATTACTTCCGGTCTTGCAAGTAATTGGCGGTCAAGTTCCAACTCCCGATACATGAGATTCTCGCTCGAAAGCACTTCAATATTGGACATTGGTTTTAGCTTTGCGGATACCATAACCAAAGTATAACATACCGAGGGCGGCGTGTCAAGGGTGAAGAATACTAATGTTAAATTGCCGGAAGTTTTTTAGAGGCTGTGCGACCTTGGGGGCGGGGCGGGATACCCCCCTGCTTCGCTGCCCCCATCCCCCTTGCGCGACCTGCAACCGCAAGCCAAGATCCGCGAAGTTTCGGTTCCACGTGAAACCAACCGCAACCCGCTGACCCCGCCCAAGGGGCGCATATCCACACTTGGATATGCCATCTATCCACATTTGGATATGGGCAGGGGGGCGGGGGTTGTGCTATACTTTAATTATGGTCAGGGCAGGCGCAGCCGCCCACCAAACCCAAAGGAAAGAGAAATGAAAACACGAAACGGCAAGCCAAGCAACACCGAAACCGGACACGCGGCAGACCTCGCAACCGGAACCGAAATCGAAACACGGAACGGCAAAACCCTGATTGAAGGGCGCGACCTCCACGACACGACACGCGGCGGGCAAAAAGTGACACGCCGAAACCGAATCACAGTAACGACCGAAACCGGAATGACAACCTACTGGCCGAACACCGAAACCGGAATGGCAAGCGCGAAATTTCTAATGAACCAATAATATCCACACTTGGATATGGACGGGAGCAGCCGACTCTGCTATACTTGAAACTGAAACGATAACGAGAGGAAAGATAAATGAAAACGCAAACTAAAAAGCAACTGCTAGAAACAATGGCCGCTATGGACGAAACCGAAGCACGCCGCTTCAAAAACGAAACCAAAGCAAAAATCCAAGAATGGATTGTTGAGAACGCCGACCAAGCCGAAACGCCAGATGAAGCGGAAACCAAAAACATGAGCAAAACCATGAATAAGTACCGCGAAGGCTACGAGCCAAGCATCAGCGCAAGCAGCCGCAAAAGCTTGAATTGCGGCGATGAGGTTGCGCACATGCTAGCAGGCCTTGACCCAATCACGGTGGTGCAAGTAGCCGAAGCAGTACTGGGTTTCGAGGGCGGCGAACTGGTAGCGAAATACGCGAACCTTAATCACGGGCAACAAAGAATGAACGCGGGCAACCGAATCCGTTCTGCAGTTAAACGTGGCGACATCACCGTTAAAGACCTCGAAAAGGTAATGCACTAAACAGGGTCGCGGACGGCGGGCAAGGACGCCCGATCGAGGCCGGTCATACCGGTCATATGGTCACAGGGGCCGCTCGAAACTTTGCAGGGTTGGGCGGGGTGGTGGGGTCTTTTTTTCTCTTTTTTTTTAAAAAAATATGACCGGTATGACCACCATGACCCGCCGGCCACGGACGGGGATTTTTTAGCAGCCACCTTAAATACGCCCACATATGGCCGAGATACCACTGGTCAGGGGTAACGAGCTGCAAAACTTGGTGAGTAGCCACTAACATGAGGGGTTAGTGAGTGCTAACCAACGTAAACACAGAGATATGACCACCCCATGCCGGTCATATTTTAGCCTCCTACTTCACAATAGGGGCTTGACAGACCGATCGAGGCATGGTACACTAGGCACTACGATGATGAGGAAAGAAAAATGAAAAAAAGAAAGTTCATAGAAACAAAATCACTAGCGGCGGAAGGTTACGTATTACCGACAATAAGCCATAAACGAAAAATACAAATAGCTAATCGATTATTAGTGATGATGGGCTATCCCTACTTAAAAGTAGGAGAGACTTTATGAATAAGAAAAAGAAAACACGCAAGTTGAAACCATTTGGGCAATATCCACTTCAATTGCCTCCTTTGTTAAAGGAGCAAGCACTATGAGCACGACATTTAGTATTGAAATCTTTAAGGGCGGCGAAATAAACGCCGACCAAACCATGGGCTGCTTAGTAAACGAGTACGAGGTAGAAGCAACCGACATAACATCAACACTAAACCGCCTAATCAGTGAGGTCAGCCTAAATGACCTTGTTAATGGCCTTGAAATCAGCATACAAAAGGAGGCATAGTGAGGGAGAAAATAGCACAAGCAATATTACGTCATTTCTTCACTAAAACAGGTGAACGACCTTTTAATGAAGTGATGGAAATGTTAAGAGATTGCCGTGATGAGGACGATTTCGTAGTGTGGCAACCTTATGAAGATTGGGGACAGGATGAATTAGCCTGTCATATAGAAGATTTAGTAGATGAAATAGAGGCGTTAAAGTTATGCAAATGAGAGAAGTTAGTATAAATAATTGGGAGAACATGGAGTTACACCCTTTATGTTCCCTTTTTCCTGAAATGGGCGAAAAGGACTTTGATTCGCTATTAGAGAGCATGAAGTCCAATGGTTTTTTGTCGACCGACCCGATAGTTGTGGTCTTTGACGACGAGGAAGATGAATGGCTTGTGTTGGACGGTCAAAATCGAAAAATAGCAGCGAGACAGACTAATGTCACTCCCACATTCGTCCAATTTAAAGGCGAAGATCGGAAGAGCACACGTCTGAACTCCAGTCACCGATGTATCTCGTATGCCGTCTTCTGCTTGAAAAAAAAAAATGAAATACCTAGATAGTTTACACTCTGTAAAGAGAAGAACACTAATCAACCACGGCCTAACGAATCCCTACGTAGGAGGCGTCCGGAGATAATATCCACCATTAGATACTACACCGATTGTCACACGGTTA